CAATCTACGATACTGTAATCACCAACAGGTAGGAACACATCCAGTCCTTGCTTCATAGCTTCTGCCACAAAGAGGGTTTCGTAAATGGTTCCCTGTTTCCTACTCATGATTAACAACTCCCTAAGATATGTGGGTTAGCGTATGCTCTACGTTTCCTTGCTGCTTTCCTTTGGGAATAGCGTTGAGGATTAATACCTTTGTGGTGTTCCCCTGACCAAAAGTAATCATACCCTTGATCAACCATCTTCTTGGTTTCGATGCACCAAGTTAATGAGTATCCTATATCTTCAGCTTGTTTTACGTTGAATGAATCTTTTTGCATTTTTAATTGCTCTTTCTAATTGTTGAGTTGCTGTCTTGGTTGGTAACTTCTTTAGTTCTTCCTCAAGAACCTGTATTAATTGTTTTATTTCTTTCATGTTATTATCTTGTAAGGTAAGCGATAGCAAATACTAAAGCTCCTAGTATAACTGCCGTCATGTAGATCGTTATAATGTCTGATTGATGTGGTATGATTTCAGAAAGCATCGTATCCTTTCGTTCTTCTTGTGTGTTTTGTTACTATTGTTTCTTTGGTTATGAAGCGAGTGAAGCAAGCAGGACACTTACGCATCCTACCTACCTCACCCTCTTTCAAGTCCTTGACGCAGGGATGACTCCGCTCTACGAACGAAGCCTCCCTACTATCAATGACCTTAGTCTTCGACTTACAGTCTGGACATCTCACTAGCTGTAATCCCTGAGAGTCTTAACGAATGATGGGACAGCAGCTTCATACTGATAGTCCAGATAGCTTGGGAAGTCATCAATGTGAGAATCAAAGGCTTGGTTGAGATGACGACTGCGAAGAGGCTTGTTAGGACTAGACTCATCCTTCAACAACTCCGTAAACGCATTATGTGCGCTCCATACTGAGCAAGACCCGAACTCTTCATGTGGAGGATTGATAGTTAAGTCTACCAAGTCGTTGAACTTTGAATCAGGTAAGACTTTTGTTTCCATACGCTGTTGTACATCCCAAAGCATAGAAGGTACATCGTATGGTTCCATCGGTTGGCAAGCCTTCATCTTCTTTATAAACTTTGCCTGACTAGTCCATCCCTCAAGGATAGATTTGAAACCTTCACGTACTGCCTCACTAAGATGTTCGTGAATGTTGGTGGTATGCTTACGTGTAAGAGCTGTGAGCTCTCCTGCAATCATACCATTTCTACAGACAATTATCTGATGACCAGCAACAGCCTGTAGCGCAAACGTCTGGTCATTACTATTACGAATGCCGATCATCCTAGTAGTACCCGTCTCATGGTCCTCTTCAGTAGCTTTGATATGCAGCATCATGAGACACTTGTCTACTGGTCTTTCCAAATGAGGTGCGTGTTGCAGCCAAAACTGACGACTACTTATCTCAAGTCCTTGTCTTTTGATCTCATAAGCCACGTACCTATAAGCATCTAAATGCCTAAGAGGTTCGTGCCTTTCTCCCATCTTTCTAGGTAGGTCCAAGCCCATTAAGTCTTCGACGTTGTTTGTATGTGTATATGGTATTCTTACTTTCATTATTATTATTGGTTAGTTGGTTTGATGGTTGTATATGGAGATCCCAATAGTGATTCCCCAAAAGGTTATTATTGCTAGTTCTATCATATTACGAATCCAGTTGTGTCCTTCTTAGCTAGACCCTTTTCGGTCAGGCCAACCCAGACGTTCTTCTTATCTTTAAATCTGAGGTCATGCTCATCACCATTGATAACCTCGTACCCTTCATACTCATCAGGTAACTCATCACGGAAGACAGCAGCTACATTGCCTCCCATCTCTAGGATGATCTTGCATAGCTTGTGATTGTGTTCACTCCTACTAAATGTGAGGTGATAATTATACGACATCTCTCCATTAAGAAAAGCTTTCATGCGTTGGAATGACTTGGTATAATCATAGAATTGTATGTTGTGATGGAGTTGCATGATACCTGTATCTTCCCACTTAACATCACTCGTAAGGTTCGGTCTTATACAAAGTTGCATATGTTTTTTCTTTGCTGACTTATCTGCCGATACTATCTCTTTATCCATTTGATCAAGGAATCTATTCCTATCTTCATAAAAGAACTTTGTCTTCTTTATACGTGCCTCCTGTACACTATTCATAGCACCCCTACCTGCTGTATTTAAGCAAGCTTGTGTACAACCTTTACTTCTCCATTGGCAGGTTTCATATCCTGATAGATTAGCTGGTGCTAAGTGTATACCTCTTGTGATATATCCATAGTCTACACTTTTATCGGTCTTTGCGTTGTTAGTTAGTATGTTCATTGCTTATTTCTTCCATTTTTTCTACAAGTTCTGTCATCTTCTCTTGAATTAAATTTAAAGTAGGAACAGATAATCTACCTACTTCGTCTTCTTTAGCTTGATGATGTTGTTGCAGTATTTTTTCCATATTATTAACACGATCTTGTATTTCTTTTACTTCCATCTCGATACTCCTTTAGTTTTTCTATGAACAGGTTCAGTTCCTCATGATATAGTTCAAGACTCATAAGAATGTCGTCACCTAGTTCGGTAAGTTTCATGTAGGTCTCCCCACAACTGTATGTTTTTTCTACAAGTAATGCCTTAAAACAGTAGGTCATTAATTGTCCTTGTTCGTTATGACCTAGATAGTCATTAAGCCACACTTGCTCTTGCTCTTTGATTCTTAATAAGAATTCAGCAAGGTTCTTTACATTTATATCTATAGTTATTATATCCATGTTAGTTAGTTGGTTGGTTTTATCCAGTTGGAAAGCCCTGTCTGTTATGAGCAGACTTAAAGGCTACATCTTTCTTTGTTGGTGGTTCATGAGAAGCATACACCTTATAGGTCATACCATGCTTCCCATTAGGTATTGGTATAACCCTCCTGTATTTTGGTTTCGGCCCGTTTAACAGAGCCTTTAGGATGTTATCCATATTTAATTTCCTCCTATTCCCAATTCATTATATGTCCTTTATCGTTCACTAAATCCCCGTCCTCCCATTTATAAGAGGGTTTTAATGCTGCCGATGCCTTCCCTAGACAATAGAGACTATCGTCAGGGTACGTAACTATACAGGGATTGTCCTCGTGGATCGTACCCCTTGCAACCCCTACAATCTCATCGAGGTCATCCCTAACAATAAGGTAAGCTTTCCACCCTAAAAGTCCAGCAGCCATTGCGTAGATTCTACGACCGACCACTCCTCCAAAACCTATTCGGTTGAAGAGGGCAGCGTTGACGAATGAAGGATTAGCCAGACTTAAGATTCCAGCAAATCCGTTGATATGATCTTTTATTATTCGTATTATTTTCATTGTATTAGTAGTTGGTTTGGTAAAAAGTCTACCCTCTCGCCTCCCGAAGGAGGCTGTTAGTAACGAGGGTAAAGGTTTGTTAGGGTTAGATAGTAAGATTACTTACTGTATTTTTAGTTGGGGTTGCGGTCATGGTTACGGATAAACTAGCTTTCTTTTTGCCAGTAACTCCTGCCTTGAATACAAGGTTCTTAATTTCACAATCTTTGGTTCTTGCGAAACCTGCTACACCTTTGCGTAGCTTGTCGTTATTTGGTGCTATTTTAGACTCCCTAGCTTTGGTTGCTTCGGTGTACTGTTTGAGTTGGTTTGGAGAGATGCCGTAGCCTTCAGACTCCATAATCAGTTCATCTTCGATAGTAACAGGTTTTTGTGTAGCCTTGCCATCGGTTCCGAAGAACCCAGTACGAATGAGCGTATCGCAACTTTTATCCCAGATACCTTGCGGCATCGGTTGAGTCTCTAACAAGATCTTATGCAGCTTTGTTCCGTTTATTAGACGTGCACGGGTTGCAGCTTGTTTACGTTGCTCAATAGCGTTTAGTATTTCTTCTTTTTTCATGGTAGTTAGGTTTGGTTATTTGGTTGGTTGGTTATTGATATCTAGCTATTACATTTAGCCAAGATTTCATAAGCTTTCTTTGATACTCGGTTGCATCTTTTCCTACTGACTGAAGTTCCCGTAGTGAATAAGTTTCATCGGAGTCTACTGAAAACCTCAGGTCTAATATCTTTCTACGTTCCTTTCGGGCCTGTACCCACAAACCTTGCTTGCTGTATTTACCGCTTGCGTATAGGTTCGCTAATCGTTCCTCACGTTTCTTCAGGTAGCGTTTGATCTTATAGACCACTACCTTCAAAATGTCCGCTTGGATCGGGCCTACCTGTGGAGCATTAGTTAACCCCCACTTGTTACCTGATAGGATAGGGCGGCCTCTAGAACGTCGATACTTGTTTAGATAGTTCAATCGGTTTTGCGTCATAATATATTGGTTCGGTTAAATTTCACCCACTACCTACTACTGTTATTTCGGTCACTGTGGGAACCTAACCATGACAGCCTGTTTAAATCGGTGACTTTTTAAGGGGATTTTCAACCTCGCCTACCCCTATGAGGTTCTGGATTATCGCCTAGGCAAAAGACTTTTGTTTGGATACTGCATAACGCGAGAACGTATCCTATGTAGTGTAACGAGGCCTTGCCTGCGTGAGAGAGTGAATCTTTGTGAACCTTTCGTTAGTGGTGAATCTGAGTGGTGTAATAATTGAACGTCATAAGTAGTCTCAGAATTTTTTAGACCTTACGAGAGAAATCTTTGACCTGTGATACTCTTTTAGCATTTCTTATGGAGTCTATTAAAATCTCATAAAATACAGGGATCAAGACCCCATAGCGAAAGTCTCCATGCAAGGCTATGACTAGCAGTAGACCAAAAAACGGTAGTCACCTTAAGCATATGTTAATCATTTTGATAGCATTCTTAAATCGCTACGAGGTGACCCTTGAACCAGAAAGCCTTGCCTAGGTATCAACCAACCGCTTGCAAGGCCGCCTCGGAGAAATAGGCCAAAACTTATAAGACCTATTAGAAACGCTAAACCCAGGAGCTATGAGGCAACTTATGGCAAGCATTACACAAGCTAATACGAGAGGCATCCCCTAGCTGGACATTTATTTAATGACAGGTAACTTTTATAACGCGCGCGGGGGTAGACCGATGATGCGCTACTAGAGAAGCCTCTTCAGAAATTTTTACCAAAACTTTTCAGTAAGAACTTTTCTTCTTTTTCTTTGTAGGTCTCTTATAAGGTTTAGCTTTCATCGATATCTTTTGGTTATCTTTGCTATATTCTTTGGTTGTTTAGAAAACTGTTTACCTTTCTTAGCATCCATACGTTTTTTTGCTGAAGTAGCTTTGTATTGTTTGCTAGATAAGGCTTTTCTGGCTTTCTCTGGTAGGTATCTTTCACCAGTAGCTTTTGGTCCTTGAGTAGAAGGTTTACCAGACTTAGTTCCCCACTTCTCTTTAGTCCATTTAGTAAGACTCTTTTGTTTCTTAGTCTTTGATCCAGAGTATCCTCCACCTTTCTTTTTGTATTCAAGAGCTAATAATTGAGCTTTACGTGCAGACCATTGACCAGCTTTACCACCTTTAGTACCAGCCATTATACGGTTTTTTATACGTTCCCTTACTGTAGGTTTTGTGTATGCCATGTTATCAACTACCTTTTTTCCATTTCATACTTGGAGATTTAGTTTTACTAGGTGACCATTTAGCTTTATTTGCCCAATAGGCTGCACTCATTTTACCTTTAGCAATGTTCTTAGCGTGTCTACTTTTAAAAGCTTTTCGTTGTCCTGCTGTTTGGTTTGTTTTAACACCTTGTTGTCCAAACCTTATGGTTTTAATTTTACCACCAGATTTAGCTACTACTATATGGCTTTTAGTTGGATGAGATGGTGTACGTTTAGGTTTGTTATAACCGCTAACACCAGCTCGTTTAAGTCGTGGATCAGGTTTCTTCATCGTCTCTTATATCAATTTCCCAAGTCATAGATTCTTTAACTTCAAGTTTAACAGCTTCTAGGATTCCCATAAGTGTATACTCGTTAATATCAAATTCATTCATATAGTAAGCAACCTTACCGAGTAAGTCCTCTAATATTTGATCTGTTTGAGTATTTACTGAATTAATATTATCATCATAGTCTTTACTCATAAGTGCCTTTATTTGAACTTTAACAGCCTGTACAAACAGGTCTTTAACAACTTCCGTTACCTCTGCTGGAGGTTCATAACCTGTATTAAAATTAACCACGTTACATCCATTTCCAAAGTGAGTTACCAGTAGCTCCACCAAACGCTGATGCTCTAAACTTTTCTATTTCTTCATCAAACAGTTCACGTTTACGATCTTTAATCTTTTCGTTAGCATCTTGATTCATTTGTTCTACCCAGTAGTTAACAGCAATAGCAAGAGCATCTAATCGGTCATCCTGTAGTAAAGCTCCTCTGTATTTAGTAATCCTAGATAATTGATACATTAACATATATCTGGATTGTCTTTCTGTTGGATAAACTAATGCTGATTGATAATCGTTACGTATTACTTTAGGATCGATAATTAGTTTATGTTGGTTAAGTACGGGTTCTAATGTATCAACTATACGTTTTTCCTTTTGGATACTTTGACGAACTTCTTCTGTACTACAAGGATAGATGGTACTAAGTATAGGTTTAAAGAGTTCGGTAAACATACCATCACCCATATTAGACTCTATAACGATCTGGTTAACTGATTGAGCTTTAGCAATCCTAGCTAGTTCCTTTAATGTTTCCTCAGAGTATCCACCTTTAAGACCTCCTGACTCTGGTACAAATAGTTGACCATTTAACATTTTAACAACTGAATAAGCTGTTTCATCCCTACCTCTACCAGATGGGTCAATAGACATTACAGAACCAGTAAAGGGAACCATATCCCCAACTGTTTGGAAAGGTCTATAGAAACGATCACCGTTAAACCCTACATTAGGAAGACTGTTATCAAACGCTAAATCGGGAGATGATGCCCATACTATTTTTTCTGGAGCTACATCTTTATCAATATCCATTACTATTAGATCGTTAATCTTTAATGGATATCTATCCTCATCACTAAGACGGGGATTAAGCATAAACTGTAACGAGTAACCAGAACGTCCATAAGAAAGCTTTCGTTCCTCAAGGTCATTCATGTTAAACCTAGTTGGTTCAGTAGATGTACCTATAAGAGCTTCATTAGATGATTCCTTACTGATTATATCGGCTAATTCATTACCATATAGATCGTTAGCTTGTTTTTCTGTTACATATTCAGATGGCCAAATCTTTAATGAGTAACCTCTATTTCGTAGTTTGTTATAGATAGAATCTTCACATTGAGGAGTACCAAGAAATAATATCTTAGATTCATCTAGAGGTTTTAAAATAGCTTCAAACTCTTTTACTTGTTCATCAAGTTTATCCCTCATTCCCTGAGTCTGAGAGTTGTTAGGTACTTCAATATCGTCAGCTACAATAACATCTGCACGACTACCTGTTAACTGAGATGTTATACCTAGACTCTTTACAGATGGTGCATGGGCTGGAGGAGCTAGACCTACATCAAATGATACCTTACTAAACCTCTGTCCATCTTTAGGAAGCAGGGAGTTAAGCATAGGAATCTCTCTGATGATCCGTAATGTAAACGTACTAAAGTCATCAGAACGAGTCTTGGATGCTGATACAACTAGGAAGTTCTTGGATGGATCAAGTAGTAGTTGATGAACAACATAAGCTGAACATATCCAACTTTTACCGACTCCTCTAAAAGCTTCTACTACAGACCTTTTAGGCCCGTGTTGCATATAGTCAGCTATATCGTATTGTATGGGAGTAGGATCAGGTAGGTTAAGATGTTTCCATACAACAAACAGAAAGTTCCTAAAGTCTTT